TCAGGGTCTTACAAATTGCCCTGCTGCTGACCAGCGTTTCTTCTCTACGCCATATCTTGCGCCAAGAAAGAGTCCGCAACATAGCCTGCGGTGTCAATGCTCATATCCCTGGCAATTGAGGCAATGTCCTCAAGAACGCCTGGGGTGTCGCGCAAAAGATAAAGAACTGCACCAAACCTCTCGCGGTTTGCTGACACATCAATACACGTGTCATATAAATGCCAGAGCAGCTTCTCAACGTTGCCGAACACGGCTGTGCAAGTGGTGGTGTCAATAAGGTGTGACGTAAAGTCCGCCTCATTCTCATGTCTCTCGACATCACGCGAGCGCACTCCGAAGTGGAGTAGGCGCCCTTCGTCGAAATTCTCATCTCCCACTAGATCATCTCCAGCACAAGTCCAGCCTTTGCATCCGCCATAAGCTGCCATAACTGACCTAGCGAATGTGTTCTGAGCAGTAGTAGAGAGCTGTCCTGACGCTGTAACGCCATACTTGAGGACTTGCCATACTTCGCCTTGATTGTTGATAACGTGGCTGCATAGAATGTGGGCATATCGTCTCACTAATCGTCCCACATCGTCGTTGGAGCAATTGTCAGCTCGGCGCTCACCGTCACTATGGATGAAGATTCCGTCCACAGATAAGTCGAAAGCCGTAGCATCACTCGTAACGTTGTTTCTTGCAATTCCTTCTTGCTCAAATGCTCTCACGAGGTGTCTCAGCCCCTCAGGGCTGTGTCCCATGCCAAGAGCTGCGCAAGTCAGCTTGCCAATCTGGTAAGCATCCACGTGGGCTGCGTTGTCCGCCTTATGCAGTAGCGACTGGACAGTGATGTCAATAAGGCTACACCCCCAGATCAATCTGAACCTGCCTTCTGCCGTCTTCTGCGGCGAGTGTTCTTCGGCCTTCATAAAGATGTCCTTCACATCAGCGCAGCCGTACTTGACCAGCTCCACAGCGTCGAGCTCCTTCAGTTGCTCTCCTGCCACGGCTAGTAAAATAACCCTGCTCAGCGCCAAGTCTACGACCTCTTCGGGGTGATGCTTCACCCAGGCTGACTTCTTCATGTTGCGGTAACGCGCAC